ACTTGTAAATTGTTGTAATGGTGGTTTGTCGTAGTTTGGTCTATATAGGTTATACTCTAAACTCTTAAATAAAACAGATTGTTGTCCATTACCCGTATTTGCTAAAAATATCTCAGAAGGATTTCTAAATTTATTTAACACAGATCCTAATGCTCCTCCTGTTAAATTATTAACAGTGTTTAAAGCGTTTTCAGTTTGTGGTGAATAAACAGGATCCGGATCATCAAAATAATCGCCAGGTATAAATGAAACGGGGAAGTATGTACCCGTTAATCTATTCGCAAAACTTACAGCCGCCAATAATGGGTTTTCAGGTACGGTAATTTTCCAATTCTTCGTAAAGAATGGTTGTTGTCCTGTTGCCAACATAGACGCACTAAAAGGATCTTGTAAACTACTTAAATTAGCACTACCTAAAGTAATTTGATAAAATTCTTGAGCGATTCTGTCTTCAAAATATCCCCTCAAATATAACGCACCTGTTTTAGCAATATATGAATCTTGAGATAATAATCCCATGTCACCACTTGGATTATCTGAAAATAGAATAGAATATGGTGTATATGTTGACGGGATAAAATTAACCGGTACTTTGTCGTAGTACGGTAAATAATATTGTGTAGATAATTGTATGTCAGTTATTATAACTAAATCTTTATATCCACCTTCAGGTCCAAATATATTTGTTATAAATGCCGCATCAATATAAAATTCGTTGGTGAGGTCTAAAACCGTATCATTTGGATCATATGGTCCTTCATTAGGTGGAATAGGAACTAAATTTCCAATAGTATATTTACCTTGATATCCACCATCAGGCCCCCATTGATTTAATGGGTATAAATTATTCGCTAATTGATTTGTTGAAATTAAATTATCAGGAGAATCAATTACGTTACTATCATTTAATGGACTAATCTCATATATCGCATTTCCCGGTGGGGGAGTGAAAACTCCTTGTACTTGATACGGGGCTAAATTTCTAGCAATTAATAAATTCCTAAAAGAAGATGATGATGCAAATGATAATACACTTTCTGGCATTTTTTTACTTTATCTATAAATACCTTTACTCCTTTTTTTATTTATTATTTTTTGAAAATTGGTTTCTGACCGCTTGATACTCTGATTTGATCAATTCTCATAAGTAAGTTTTCCATATTTTTTCTTGAGTCAGGTCCATTAAAATAATCTGATACCGCTTTATTAATATCTTGTTCCGCTTGTGTACTTATTTTTTCATCAGTAGTTACTTTAAAATCAACACTAAATTTATTATCTGTGGTGATTGTCATTGGGTCATACGATATATTCAAATTTGGATTGTTCATTGCTTGTATTAATGATTCATTAGGATTTGTTGTATCAACCCCACCCATTCCAAAAACAGTTTTAGCCTGATTCTTTAATAAATCCGCGAATTCACCCGCTTTTGTTGTAAAAGTATTTATTAAATCATCAATATTTGCTTGCTTTATAAAATCCGCAATTACACCACTAGTATCATCTAATCCTGTTCTCCAATTTTCGGAACTTTTTCCTACTTGCGGTAACTCTTTGTCTAACATATTTTGGAATACTCCTAATCCACCTATATAACCTTTTTGTGCAACATTAGAACTAGCAATACCGTATTTTGCCGCAGCAACAAATGTATTCATGGATGCCTCAATTCTTTTTAAATACGTTAATTGATCTTTTGCGACATCTTCCATTGACTTCGCATCACTTTTTTGTTGTTCCGCCAATTTTTTAACATCATCACTATTTAATTCACTAACCAACTTTGTAACATATTCACCAGTACCCTCTTCTGTCCCATCTTCAAGTTTTCTTGTTTGCTCTATTCTTACAACCGCCTGACCTGACTTATTAATTTGTGCCATAGTTGCAATTAATTCTCTATCTGATTTGTTTGCAATATCTGTAGGAAACTTAATTTGTTTTAATTTCATTTCAAAATTACCCGCATTTATTGCCATCTTTTGAAGTTCTCCCGATGGAAGTCCCATAGCTTTACCAATTTCCTCAATACGTCTTTTAGCACCGGGAAGTATTTCTATTTGATTGTTTTCTTTATTAAATCTTGTGAACTCTTTTGTCATGTTCACAATTTGATTTTGTAATTCAGTTGGATCATTTTGAGCCAAATCCATTAATCTTAATGGATCAAGTAATTGACTTGATGTAACACCTAATCTTTGTAATGATGCTGCAAATTCAATTGCCCCCTCAGGATTAAATACCTTGTCAACTACACTAAAAATACTTTGCATATTAATACCTAATCTTGAAGCCTGTGCTGCCATTGCCGCTAATCCTTTAATTCCTCCCTCGAAATTATAAAGGTTCATTTTGTCCAAATTACCTACAACTCCTTCAGATACAGCCTGAACTGTTGCACCGGCTTGTTGAGCGATTTTAGTAACTTCCATCATTTTATCACCCACACTCGCAATTCCAACACCAACATCTCTAAATTTTACAGCTAAATCTCCTTGTTTTTGACCCGTTACAGTTGCCGTTGCTGCTAAGTCAGCTAAAACATCACTACTCAACATTAAATTGGTATTCATGCTTTCACCCAAACCTTTAATAGTTTCTCCAACGTCACCAACCTCTAGACCCATTTCAACGAACTTAGGGATTGCATCCGCCACGGTTTGAGTTAGTTCTCCGGCTCTTTCAGAACTAACACCAAAAGTTTTAACAATTTTTTTAGCTTCCGTATCTAAGTTACCTAAAGCCTTAATTATCCCCGCCGGTCCTAACTGTTCCGCTACTTGACCTAAAATTCCTGTAATACCATCCAAAGGATTTGTGATGATACGTTTCATATCTGACACAATCGTTTCTAAACTCAATAAACTATCTTGGACTTTTCCTATATTTTCTTGTACTTCAACATTTCCTGTTGCGGCATTAACGATTTTGGAACCAGTACCTGGTGATGATGGAGGAGCGAACATAATATTATAGTTATTTTATAATAAATACCAATTATTAATCTTTTTTGTATTCTTCAATAATCTTATCTACAAGATATTTTCTTACATATGTTGGCATTATCAAAAAATCGGAATAAGATGTTCTTAATATCTTTGCTAACAAATAATATTCGTCTAATAAAAATTTGGAGTACTCAGAAGAAAGGCCGAAAAAATTCCACCCCAAAAGCAATGTTCACCATTACTCTTTCTCCTGACGGGGCTATAACTTCTTTTTTTAGGTCTAATTTTGGTTCATTAACCGCCATAAAGTTTTTTATGTGTTTTGAATCCATTATTGGTAGTGTTTCTACTGTTTTGGCAATAAACCCTCTATCTAAATTACCATCAATATCCACAATCATTTTACTTAATCTTAAAGTTGCTAATGGTGCCACCCTACCAACAGGATATTCACTTACAATTTTTTCAATCTCAATTGTGTCTCTCATTGTTAAGAACTTTAATCTTACGGTATGTCCCGTTCTAGGTAATTTAGTAGTTAGATATCCATCATTATCAGGTTCAGATTCAACTTTATTAATGTTTAACTCGTCAAGTAAAATTGTCGCGTTAAATTCTTTGTTAGTTTGGGGATCAGTAACACTTACAACATATTCAGGACCAAATGAAGTATTTCTTAAAAAGATCAATAGAGCTTCAATATCACCATCTAATAGATCTTCAGGTCTTATTTCTGATTCATATAATTTATTTCTTAATAACGGTAAAACAATTGATTCTTTAATTGTCTTATTAGGATTCATATTTAAAAGTGTGTTTTCATCCGCAGCAGTTAAATAACCTACTTTCACACTTTTCTTTTTAGATGTATAATATTTACCACCCGATGGTAATGTTACAACATCATGAGGTAGATTAAAATCCATTTGACCATATTGTCTTGAGTCATTTTCCATAATTATCTTTTTAATTTAAATATAAAATGTTTTAATTTTTAGTAAATAAAAAACCTATACGGATCTCTCCATATAGGTTTAATATAATATTAATTTTAAAATCTTAGTATACCAAGATACATCTATCCATGCGAAGTGATGCTGTAATATCAGCAAGAGCATCTTGTGAATAAGATAACGACCCAAAGTTCACATCAGTTAAGAATGTTCCTTCTAAAATCCATTTTTCAACAACCACACCTGTTGGGTCTAACATTTCTAAATCAATGTTCTTTTTGTAACCAGCGGCATAACCCATACGACCTGTTACAGATTCAGCACATAGACGAACCCACTCCATAAGAGCCTGAGCGGCAGATGGACCAATTGGATCACGGAATTTTACTGTGATTGGATCCCAATTAAATCGTCCGGCAACAAATGTTGATGTATTTAAGAATTGTATTTCAGTTGAACCAATTTTTATTGATGGTCTTGAAGCACTTTCCACGAACCATTCATTTATACCTAGTGGACTAGGAAACCTAAGTATGAATCTATTCTGGCGTTTCGGTTCATACGGAACTGGCATTTTCATCAGTAAATCAGCCATAATTTTTTGTTTTAGTTTTTAGTTTATTTTTATTATAAATATACCCTAAACAAAAAATTTCTATTTACTTTTGTTTTTTTTTAAATAAATTACAACTAGTACTAGTTCTTAAAGCATTTTTAAATATTAATACTTTCTTTTTATTCCTCCTGATGTGAGATATGTTTGTAAAATATTTTCCTCTTTATCTCTAAAATGATTTTTCATAGTATCTACATTTCTTACATCATCATCTGAAAAACCAATAAAAGGAGTAAAGTAATTACTTATTTTGTTTTTCATTAATGCCTTCTTTTGAAGGTGCTTAGAAACAACCTTAACATATTTTATAAAGTTTTCCATCGCTTTAATTTTACCTTCTTCGGGATTTGCTTCTGAACTAACCCCGTAAGAAACAGGATAAAAACGACACAGATTTAAATAACTTATTATAAGTTGGTCTTTAGTGAGTTTGTCCTCATCCGCTAAATCTCTATATCTCCTAAGATTTTTAACCAATTTGTTAGAATCAATTCCATGTTTATTAGATTTGATTAATTGATAAACCGCTTTCTTTAATGTTGACGGTGTGTGTCCTCTTGCGGTAATAATTGAAAATATTGATCCGTTATTTATTGCCTCAACAAAATCCATCCATGCCGGACCAATTGGTGACACCATACTATCAATTAAAAATTGTTTGTCATATGTTACACCAAATTCTACGTAAGAATCTTTTGATGTACCAATAATAATATGTCCTTTATAGTTAAATGGTTTTTTACCAACTAAAGTTCTGTACTCAGCAAAATCAATTGTAGTCATACCAACAGTATTACCTTTATCGTCTTTTAAACGAATGAATGTCGGCATATACATTAGATTATCATCCCAATCAAAAGAGTAATATTTCATTGCTGTGGTTGAATTGTTCTGACCAATTTCACTAATAGTTTCTTTCATTACTTGTTTATCTTCCATAATTTTTTTATGTTTATGGTACAAAGATAATAAAAAAAGGGAGAACTTGTCTCCCTTTTCCTTTTTTTTTTCATTTTTATGATTAAATATCCTCAAATGATGCTCCTGTAGGTGTAATATAGAAGGTAATATCTATAAATTCTAAGGATCTTGTAGGTTTAATATAAATCTTACCTGTCATTTGATTTCTATCTAAATCGGCAGTGTCAGAAGAAACTGTAACTCGGAAATCGTATAAACCTCTATCTCTTCTAATCGCGTCTAATATTGGATTAACTGAGTTCAAGAAATCTTGTCTTACTTGTTCATCATTTTGATCAAACAATAATCTTACAGATACTGCTGAAATCAATTTACGAGCTTGTAGTAACAATCTTCTTACGTTAATTCTATCAAGAGCAGATTCTCTTACTTGTAGAGTTTTGTTACCCCAAATTACAGTACCTACATCAGAGAAGGTTGCAATTGGGTTAATTCTTCCTTGGTAAAGAGTATCTCTATCTTCTTGTGTTAACTTCTTACGTGCTTTAATTGAGTTTACAATACCTCTTGTGTAACCCGCCGCCGCAAACCAAGGGAATGCAATGTTGTCGGTTAATGCCAAGTTTCTTGTTACCTCAGCCGTTGCTGGGATATAGATTTGAGTATTGTTCACACTATCACGAGTTAATACCCAAGGGTAATAAGTAGCCGTGTAGTTAGAGTCAATTCCTGTTTGTTCTAAGTTGTCAACCGCTTCTTGTGGGTAGATTAATCCATCACCACCTGTTGTTGTTGGTAAGAATAAGTTATAATCAGGTGTTGTTGTAATATAAAGTGAATCCGCTCTATCATTTTCAATCATATCGATTGTTGCTTCAACTAAATCACTATTATTTACATAATCAATACCCGGTGATACAAATACGTTGATGTTAACCGCTTCAGGATTAGCAAATGTTTGGATTCCTAATAAGTATGCGTAGTAATCAGTATTTGCGAAATCTTGAGTTCCATCACCAACAGCGATTTGTTTGAATGCTCCCCAACCAACTGCATTTGGATATCTGTTATCAGGACAAGCACCATTTAAGTAACCAGCTCTACCTAAAACATATCTGTCCCCATTGGTTCTAAATTCTCTATAGATATCCCAACCATCAAAACCACCTTGTACTAATAATGTGAATTTTCTTGAATAAATTCTATAGTAAGGGTTTGCTGGGTTATTTGGTTCAGATGAGAAATTAGCGTCACCCACATCAAATCTTGGAGTTCCTGATGTTGTAAATGCGTCCGATATTGTAATACCCGATGCGTCTTTATCCATGTGGAAACCTTTTGATCTATAATTCCATTCTCCACCTTCAATATCACAAGTTGAAATTGGATTTTGTTTACCAATATATTCAAAATAGTTACCATCCCAACTATTGTTATTAGAAATACCTAAGTATGTTCTTCTAACATTATCTCCGGGACTTTGGATTGGAGCTCCAAATGGTGGGTTGAATATAACTTCACCAGGGAAATCGTATTTTGTTTTATAAACAGGGAATGGTGATGTTGCGGTACCATATGTTCTAAAGTTAAATCCTTCAAATCCACAAGGTAAAGCATCTACAGGAGCATCTTCATTCATTTCTACCATTACATAAGTAGAGTTAAGTTGATACTCACCATCTAATGTACCTATTTTCTTAGCGATAAAATTATTTTGACTTGGATTCATACTACAGTTTGTAAATTTCTCTACAACAACCGGGTTTGTATCTGTATCATAATAATCACGGATAAACACATCAAATGTACCATTTGCGAATGAAATGTTTCCGATAGAAATTTTAATCTCATAGTTAGCA